CTACAACATCACGCTTGATAGGGACAACTCGCACATTCTCTACGGCTATTCTCTCAATCGTAAACTTTAAAACTTCATAGGCTGTATGTTCTTTAGGATCATAGCCTATGTAAACTGTATTGGGTGACTTTCTCATTTTAATCTTTCTGCAACCTCTTTTGCTGCTTTGCTAACAGATATCTTTTTATCTTTAGCAGTTTTTAATATCATATTTAGTGTTCTATTATCTGTAGCTAGACCATTTCTTTTTGCTGCTCTATAGAATACACCACCATCTATTGTAGCTGGATCACGCATTGATTTCTTTTCCTTTACTCTTCCCATGATTAGGATGAAAGTTGTAATTAATATTTGCTACTGCTCTAGCTGCTACTGCTTCTTCAACAGTGTCATAATATCCTAGCCATTTCTTTACTCCATTTATTATTAATTCCGCTCCATATTTATTTTTTCCTTTATAAAAACTCACCCCTATATAACCAGATGTATTGGTACTGCGTAAGGTTTGGTTTCTATGGTTTTCAGCGTTAGTTACATCCCTAAGATTTTTTATTCTATTATCTGTAGGGTCTTGATTTATATGGTCTATTTGATTTTTAGGCCATTCACCATAATATATTAACCATGCTATACGATGTGTGTAATAGCTTTTTTTAAACACACTGCCATTTAATCTAGCTATATGTCCAGACTTTCTACGAGTAATGGCTGTAAGTGCTTCTTTACCAGCCCATTTACCATTCCAATTCTTTACATAGTTAGGATTTTTAAAATATTTTGCTGGTCTTTCTTTCCAGTAAAGTTTACCAGTATCAGGATTGTAAGTTAATAATTCTCTAGCTATCTCAGCAGTAAGTTCCATAACTATTTCTTTCCTTCTTCCTCTAACATATCCTTTTGAATTTCATTCACTCTATCTTCAAGAGTATTGATAGTTGTACGAATACTTCCTGTACCATGATCTCTAATTTTTTTTCTTAACATTCCTATTTCTTTTAAAATAAAATTCATATGATTAAGTTTACTCTCTAAAGTATCCATGATATTTACCTAGATATAATTAAGTCTGATATTATATAACACTTTCTAGTGGTTTGTCAAGTGTTTTTTTCAGTCTATCTAATATTTTATCTACTTCTATTTTAGTAAGCATTCCCCACCCTGCTATTTCTTCTTGGGTTCTGCCGCATCCCCTGCATATCATGTATGTACTTTTATTAACAAGAGTACAGTCTGATATACAAGGGGATTTTTCTTTGGCATACCTTCCTTTTCTTAGGTGTTCCAATAAAGACATATGTACACTCATATCTCGCAAGCTCCAGCAACACAGGCCAACTCTTGTGAGGCAGTAGTCATGTCAATACTTTCCCAATCAGATAGCTTGTTCCAATCAATATCCTTTGGCATCTTCTTGACAAGTTCCTTGTATTCTTTTTCATCACAGTCTTGATAAGGTGCCTGTTGATAAGTGTGTTCGCTAAAGGGTAGAAAAGATACACCACTCATATACTCAAAGTGTTTATATACCCATGCACCTACATCAATCCACTCATGTTCCTTGACTGAGATAGTGACAGATGGTTTATGCTCACACCAGTTCTTTTGATATACCAACCATAGTTCTAGTTGTTCAATGGCTGTCTTGTCTGTCCGAAAGACTGCACCTTTTGCTACCTTCATTGGGAATGAGAAGACAGAAGTATGATCAGGCTTCATCACATCGTTCTCTACAGGGAAGCCATACTCTATCATCATCTTTGTTAGAGGGTCTTTCTTATCACCTCGTACTGTACGTATGTAGTAAGGGTTGTGCCTTGCATGAATACCAGAGGCTGCATCAGTAAGCTGACTGACTGTACCTGATGGCTTAACACAGGTAACAGCAACTGACTGAGGGATACCAATCTTCTTTGCAAACTCTGCGTTTGTTTTAACAGCTTCGTTCTTTAAGTCTTGTAGCAAAGCTGGGAGTGCATGTTTAAGGGAATTACCATTGGTATGAAAACAATCCATAATACCTGTAAGAGATACACCCAACAGCCTCTCCTCTTCACAGTTCTTCTTCCATGTCTTAGAGATATAGCGGAAGTTTGTGAGCGTTGATTGTAGTGTTCCCAGAATAGCTGCAAGCCTGACCTTTCTTTTTAAAGTATCAGGTGTATCATCTACTCTGACCACAACCTCAGATAGATTACAGAACTCACGATCCCTTAGTATGATCTCTGAGCATGGGTTCGTACCAAACTCCCAACCTTCTGTCTCCCTGCGTCCATTAGCTGCAGCCATCTTTACTGCTGACTCACGGTTGAATATGCCACGCTCACCAGACTTGGAATCATAGAGAGCTTTCCACTCATCCATAAAGATGCCTATGTCTGGTTTTTCTGTATAGCAAGCAGAGTTGTTAGCTAACGCCCTTTGTGGATTGGCTTCCCACCACTGGCCCCCTTTGGCATGACGCATACGATCATCAGATAGATTGGATAGACTAATCAATGCAGACCTACGTACACCACCGACTACAACAATCTCTCCTATCTTGCATACAATATCATGACACTCTATGGAGTTAAGCCTTCGCCCTGCTGAGTCTTGAAATACTTTTACACAGAACTCAAACAAAGATTCCAATGGCTCTGGACCTGATGCCCTTCCTCCAAATGTTTTAAGTGGTGATCCTGCTGGACGTACCTTACTCAAATCCCACTTAGGTATCTGCCCTACATAGAGCATACCAATAAGTTCCTTGAGTGCCTTTGCCCAACCCATCTTGCTATCAGCAACAAGGATTAGAGAATCTGTATGGTGAAACTCTTCTGCTACTTCAGGTAGCTTAGTAACAAACTGACGTTCAACACTGAAGCCTACGCCAGTGCCATTCATAAGTATGTATAGTATCTCATCAAACGCTTGCACACGATCAATGGCTACGTAAGAGCAGTTGTACCCTGCTATGTTCTCTCGCTTGAGAGCATCACCTGCTGACATCAGGCACCGCATGGAAGGCATTATCTCAAGAGACAACACAGCTTCCTCTAGTTCTTTTACTAAAGCATCTGGTATATTAAAATTATGTAAGTCTTTAACATGCTCTTTAAAGAAAGTAAAGTATCTCCCGACTGTTTCGGGCCAAGTCTCTCTCCTCTCTTCATCATAGAGCCAACGAGAATATCTTGATAGGTGAATAAATTCTTGGTAAAGTGTTGGCAAGTAGTTGTTCGGCATCTGTTTCCCCTTATTTATAGTATAGTTCTAGTATTAGTTCAGCGTAGTGTATGGCTTTTTCAATATCTTTTTTACCTTCTCCCTTTGTTCTGTGTCTGGTGACATACTTAATTACATTACCCTCAAAGTAATCTAATTGATTAGCATGTATGTACTCGACGGGTTGTATCTTACAATCTTTATAATGATCTCCTCCTATTTGTTTATCCAGTATAGCTTCATCAGATTCAATCACTACTTGTTCTCTATCTTCTTTCATCCTTCTCAAGATATAAGTGTCTCTTGATTCGTGCTTAAACTCATGATCGCTTTGTAAGTCTGACATTTAACTATCACTCGTTCCTTTCCATATAAGATTTAATTTACTTCTGGCTTCATCTCCATCATCTGAATTAATAACATAGGCCGCAAACTCTCTAACCATTGAAGGTTTAAGCCCAGCATTATCACAGATAAATTCAAAGTCTTGGCATGTCACACCTATTGATGCAAAGAACCAAGATGTAGCTTGCTTCCTAATAGAGGTTATACTTGTCCTTTCATTCTCAACTTTAGGTTCAGTCGCATCAAGTAACGCTTGATATATAACTGATAAGAATAAAATATTCTCTGAATTTGTAAAAGCTTTTGACTGTAACTCTAATATATTATCTAAATCTTGTAGGTTCATTCTCAAACTCTTGTACTGGCCTATAGAACTTACCACCTACATAGTTATTATAGTATGCTGGTTCATCTGTACCTTCCAAGGTAGAAGATAAAACATTATACTTCATCTGGTAGTATAGCTCATAGTACTTCAGGCTTCTTTTGTTTTTAAACTCTGATATTATCTCAAACTTAAAACTTCTTTTACCTAGCTTCTTGATATCTTCCAACAACAACTTAGAGGAACCCATGTAGATAACCCAATTGGATTCTCTCTTGGTTGCTTTGGAGCTACCTTTCTTTCTCTTCACGGCATGCCAATACTGTTTGCAGCCCACATAAGCCTTACCTGTCTTCTTGTTTGTAATAAGATAGACAAACCCAAAGTGACTAGTAGGGTCAGGCTTTCTGTGATACTTCCAGTGCATACTTAATTAATTATTTCCTCAACTTCAGGCATCTTTGCAATTTGTACCAAGTGTCTATTGCCATTTGAATACTTGAAAGTCCTAAGACCTTGACCTTGGTTAGCATCAGACCAACATAAAGTTTTATGTCTGCAATAAACACAACCAATAGAAAGCTTATAGTTACCAGACTTCCCATCAGGTACAGGATCATAACACCGATTAGGTATAGTGTCTCTGTCCACAACTTTTTTAAGAACCTTAACCCTCTCGCCAGCATTAATCATCTCCATTGAATGAACTGGTGTTAAGCAAATCTTACCAGTAGATTTATCTATAACAAGAAAGGCTGCTTTGTTTATGTCATTGGCTTGTGCATAAGCAGATATCTGTGCTATATAACCAAAGGGATCGTCGTCTGCTAGGGTATGTTTTGAAAACTTATCAAAGCTTCTACCAGAAGCAGACTTACAATCCACAAGAACCCCATCAATAATTGCGTCCTGATGACCTCGTACTCCTTCTACTGTTACTTCTTTCTGTTGTGCTTCTACAGTATGACCAGCAACTTCAGCACAAAGTAAGAGTAATTCTTCTAGGATATATCCATATAAGAATTTAATCCTTGTACTTGGTGGTAAACTTTCTTCTGTTGCTTCTGTATTAACATCATACCATATCTGTCTATTAGGTTTACCTATAGCAGATAGTCTTAGGTTTCCACTATCTCTTGGTTTACTATACATAAATTCTTTGATATGAACTTTAAGCATATCACCAAACTTATCTATAAGCTCATCTACTTCTTTCTCATCTCTCTCTATAGGACTAAGATTAAAAAGATCATAGATATCTTCTACTAATGTTTCAATTTTTTTCATAATAAAATGGGGGTGCTACACCACCGAACAAAATGCAACACCCCCACCCTCACCTAGTTACCAAAAGGAATATCGTCTGACATCTCAGCCGTTGCTTGATTAACGTAACCGCCTTCAACAACATCAAAGCCTTTATCCCCATACTCAACCAACTCAACTACCTGAACTGCTGCAAGGTCAGCCGACTTACCTGCTTTACCTGCATAGTTCCACTCAAAGGGAAGTGCTTTGACAGTGATCACACTACCATTCCCAATAAGTTTCTTATCCCAAGCATTATTTTGGGAATCCACTACCGTAGGTGCTTGACGTGGGCCGTTCTTACCCTGCACCTTACGCTTCAACGTGACAAACTCGCCACGATCATCTTCTTTATTACGTACTGTTAGCCCTGCTTCTTGGACTAAAGCTTTAGTATCTTCATCAAGGCAAAGATCAACTTGCCAAGCCGGTTCAAACGTACTATTAGGTTCAATGACTGAGGCCCAATAGCATTTACCAGTTAGATATAAAGGTTGAATAGGCATATTAAAAGTATCCTTTGTGTTTAGTGCCACACCATCGTGGCTGTTGATATATTTGTCTACTACTTTAACTCCATCAGTATACACTATCTGATAGAGGTTGTCAAGTACTTAATGCGTATCAGCCCATGTTTTTCCAACTTTATAATCACAGTCTAATTCACACTTCATCTTCAGTGTCTTTGTTGTCTGTGTCATTGCCTCCTTTGTTAGCCTACAAAATCTTTCTATGTCAGGTATAGCTACCTCAAATTGATATTCATCATGTATTGAGGCAACCAATCTGACATTTAACTTAGCTTTAATAACTCGCTCCATAATGTGAACAAGCCATTGCTTGCATACTATAGCACCAGCACCCTGAAGTAAAGTATTAACTGCAGCATGTTCTGATCTAATGTGTAGTAGCCTACCATCTAGGGCCGGAACCGTACCATTAGCTGACCACATAGCTACTTGTTCTCTCAGACGTTTAAGTGCTGGCATGTTATTTAAGAACTTAGTTATTAGTTGTTGTCCTTTCTTGGGACCACCACCAACTACCTTACCAATCTTAGCTGCTCCTGCACCATAGAGAAAGGCATAGATAAAAGTCTTGGCTTGATCTCTGGTCTGTAGTCCTGCTGCTTGTTGATTAGCTGTGTGTACATCACCCGTCAATACGATGTTGGTATACTCAGGGTCATTCATGTAGTGTGCCAAGCATCTTAGCTCAAGGCCACTGGCATCCACACCTACCAAACGATATTTAGATTCATCATCCACTGTCCATAATCCCCGGCATTCTCTGCCGTAAGGACTATAGATAGCGGGAACTTGTGCCATATTAGGAACTGCATGAGCCATCCTTCCAGTTATAGTACGAAGTGTCATTACTTTACCTCGTACACGGTTATCTTCTTCGCAAGCCATGATCCATGACTTTATTAATCCAGTACGCTTTTGTAATAAGAAGTACCGATTAAACATTTTAGCTTCGGGCATATCAATCTTTGATAAGACTGCTTCATTAATAATCACATTACCTTTATCAGTCATCTGCTTGGGCTTCCACCCTTTAGCCTGTAGTCTCTCAGCTATCTGCTTACGACTTGCTATATTAAAAGGTATGTACTTAGTCTTGGTCTTTAATTCAATTACATTTGGTTCAAAGTCTTCTTCTGCTTTACGTTCTAGCTCATGTAGTTCATCTTGTAACTGAGCCTGTAGAATCATAGCTTCTTTTAATTTAAAAGCAAAGCCATTCTTCTGCTGCTTATCTACGATGGCTCTGACCTTACACTCTAGCTCATAGGCTTTAGATTTAAAAGCTTTACCTTCTTTCTCTAGCTTCTGTGCTACAAGACGTGTGACTTCTGTATCACGTTTACAATACTCCAACATCTCAGGAGAGTACTCTGAGAAGTCATGGAAGTCACCCTTCTCAAAGCCAAGGGTCTTACCCCAAGCTTCAAGAGAGTGACCACCATCCCTTATTGGATTGTAAAGCTGTGACTCAATAAGAGTATCACGTATTTGATTGAGCTTTATATTACATCCAAGTAGGCGGTTCAGGACAGGAGCATCGAAGCTAATACCATTGTGCATTACAAAGGTATCTATCTGCTGCGACCAACTAGCAAACTCCGAACACTCCTGCCCTACCCACGCCTTAACTTTATTGCCTTCATAACTCCTTGCTACGATACAGTGTATCTTTGTTGCATTCAAACCATCTGTTTCAATATCAACTATAGCTGTTGTCATTCTACTTCAATGAGACAAGCATCCTCTACATTAATGTGGAAGAACTTCTCACCCTTTCTGATGTTCCTATTAGACACTTCTTTTACCTCGCAGTCAAGTAAAATGTTTGCGTCAATATGCCACGCCTGTTTGCAATCGTTACGCCACACTATGAATGTGAAGAGTGCATCAGGGTATTGCTCCTTCCACTTAGTGAGTAAGCG